CCCTATTTACATTTTGTATAAGATCTCCACCAGAGCCAAAAACAAAGTTCTCCGCAGCAAAGCCGTTAGTGAGATTTATACTTAATATATCTTCTATGGTCTTTGGTGTGATACCATCTCCCCAAAGTATTGCGAAGTCTTTAAATAGTATTGTGCTATTTGCAGTTGGTAGCGTGGCTAAGTTATTAAGTTTCATGATGTTAATAACACGATTAATAACCTCGATAGGATTACCACTGTCAAGTCTTATCACGAGCTTTTGGTGCGGTCTTGATTCTACTAATAAGCGTATACGACTGTTTTTATCAGTACAGAAATGTATAAAATTATACACATCATAAGAGTCAGCCACAAAGCTCATAAGGGGGGCATTTGGGTTGGCAAGTAATTGGTCGTACATAAATTGCTCTTCACCATCACGTCCGTAGGATGTGGTAGTTGAGTGCTCAGTAGCAAATACAGAGTATCCAGCAACCTCATTGTTTGCAACGTTGTAGTATTCTTCGCAGAAGTTTAGAGCATTGAAGTTATCAGTACCCATAAACTGCGTGAGGTGTGCAAATCCGCCAATTGCTGCTGCTTCTACTGAAGTTGCACCGCGATCACCAAAGTTATGGTAAGCGAATTTAGCCCATTCAGGTGAGCCATATCGTTCAAGCATTTTACGTACATAATATGATTTGGTAGCAACTGTTGTGGGATACCAGATCTTCATAAGTAATGTTTCAACAAATCCGGCTATCCATGGCACAGCTTTATCAGTTGATTCAACAGTGAGTAGTGCATGGTTTGTTGGGACAAGACTGCCCTCTTTAACTGCCTTTATACGTATTGGTAGAAAGCCTTTATGCTCTTTTAGGATATATTCCCAACCAGCACGGTCAAAAGGTATACCATGTAATGTCGCTTTATTTGCAGCATTAACTATATCAGTAGCCGTTATAGGTGTCGATAAATAAGCCTTTAAGTAATACTGAAGCCCTACAAATACTGTAGCTGGATACACTCCTCCACGAGATTCCATGTAAGAATACATTGAGATCATGTTGTTTGGATATTGAGATGAGTGTGAATACTTATACGAGTCCCCTAGATTTATAATTGAGTTAGTCACGTAAATGCCCTCCATTTGCGGCTTTAGATAAGATCCAGATAGCCTTCCAGTCATTGCCATTAAATACTTCAAAAGGATCAGCCCATATTGTATGATCCTCGTTATGCAGTATTTCATACTCAGTTTGTGTTTCTTTAGGAATGTTTGTTACATCTACTAAGAACCCATGAATCAGTTGAGATGATTGTGTGGATACCATAGATATACCAACCTCGGTGATGTTTTCTAAAGGTACATTGTAGCCTGCCTCTTCAAGTACTTCGGTCTGACAAATATTAATGTAGCTCTCATTTGAGTCAATACTTCCACCAAAGGCTGTAGTACTGTCTACCAGTTTTCCCATGCGTTCATCTAATGGAGGCTTAGACTCAGTTATAAGTCCTATCTTGTTTGTATTGTAATTAATTAATACAAATGCAATTGAGTCCATTCCAGGACGTTCAGAGTACTCATAGTATCCTCTTGCCTGTTTAACAGTTAAGAATGGTTGACCGTTAGGAGCTTTGCCGTCTGATTCGTATAATATTTTAGCTGTGTACATTGTAGTCCTTTGTGGTTATAAAGTCATAGACTTTAGGGTGTAAGAAGTGCTTGTTACCTTCAAGATTATCTCTGATGAGCTTAGCTCTTATTTGAATATCAGATATTTGTAACTTAGTGGTATGGAGCCCATCAACTTCATATAATTTTGAGTAGTACTCATTAGTGTAATCCACACCTCTAAAAGTGAAGTTCTGTAAGTCTTCAAGTTTATCGTGCAAGTAAATTGTAACCTCATCAAGATTGTCAGTCACACATAGGTTAATGGCAGATATAAGTTTATAATACCACTTATCCCAGCAATCACAATCATCAATAGCAAATACCTGTATAGTTGGATAAACCAGTTTTACCATATGAATACGTTCTAGTGGGTGGTATGGGTTTTTAACAGTACCAAACTCTTGAGCAGAACCTAGTATTACTACTGGTTCTAACCCGTCAGCAATTATTTTATCAATAATGTGTTGGTGTCCTAGATGCATTGGTTGCATACGCCCTAGTATAACTCCGTATTTTAATGGCATGGTATGTTCCTTATAGTTTCGTAAATATAGTACCAGCAGCTAAAGCTGCTTTAATCTCAGTGAAGTCTACTGGGAAGTAGTTACAATTTTCAAGGCTTACGTTTACGTAACGTGGGTCTTGCAGAGTTGTGGTATGTGTATGGCCATGTATGTTAAACTTGCCACGAAGTTCATCTGGGTGTATAGGGATATGTGTAAACCAACAACCTTTTTTTCTAAGTGAGCCGTAGACTCGATCAAATTTATCCATGAGGTATCTAGCCTCTTCACTACTTCTATCTGTGTCATGATTACCTAATACTAGCATCTTACGCCCAGGCAGTGTATCTAACCTATCTGCAGCTTCCTTAGAGAAGGCTATATCCCCTAGAAAATACACTGTATCACGTTTGGTAATAATAGAGTTATAATTTGACACTACGAAATCGTCGTGCTCTTTCGGTGAGGTGAATTGTGGTCTATATTTACATATATTTCTATGCCCAAGATGTGTATCGGCAATTACGTATACTTTACTCATGATTTTCCTTTATGTTTATCTATATAACACTACTTAACCTTAGTTAAAGACTAAGAAGTAGTATATGGTACAGCAAGACAGACTTGCACTGGCTGCAGGCTGTCATCCTGGCTGGGTTGTATATGGAACGGGCGATGGGAATTGCACCTATTAGTCTTACATACAGGGAATATTATGTGTATAAGCAGTCCACTAAGGGCCCGTGAAAGTCTCCCAGTTATCAGCTGGGCTAGTATCGTAGTTGATATGCTCAACTATCTCGACTATCGGATTCAAGCATCGTATTTTTGACAGGGTTACGCACCTACCAATGAAGACTCTGTGGCTTCTATAGCTCATGATGGAGCTGCAAGTGATTAAGGTAGCTGCTGACTACGCGGTGAAGCTGATAAGGCTCCTGTAAGCACTAGCAAAGCCCCTTATTGGACATCCCGAAGGTATTGTGTTAGGCTCGTTTAGTGCTTACAGAAACTTTAAAAGCCCAACGTCAACTAGCTGTGTAATACATCTAGTGAGCGGTTAAGCGTTTGTTAGTGGAGGCGGTGGGAGTCGAACCCACTGTCTTAAGTCTTAATCCTACACCAGATAGGTTAGCCGGAAATCGAATCCGATACGTTCACCACGAACCCCCCTATAGTTGCAGTAGTCCTAAGATTACTGCGTTCTTCTGTTAAGGATGTTGCCTTCCTACTCAAAGGTTAAAGTCGACTAAGAGGTATAACCTCATGTGAGTTCTCGACTGCAGTAGCTATGTTTTACCCCTTCTCTTTCATCTACTGTGACAGGGAACCACGCCTCTGCTGCAGCATATCGTGGGTGTTGGTAAGTACTACTACCATACAGGTTTATAGCTAGGATTAGGTAAGTATCTTTTAAAAGTTGACTGCTTAGTATACTCCTTGACAGGACCATCTTGCAGAAACTTAGGGAAGAACACTTCTGATAACTGGTTAGCTATAGTAAGCTTCTCTTGAAGCAATTTAGTGTTCAAAGCACGAGCTTTCTCAATGTCTAAGTAGAAGCCCATCTCGGTTTGCTCAGCTATAATTGTAGCTGCTTTATGCTCAATATCAATTACTGCTGGTATTGGGAAGTTCTCTTTAGCCATTAGGAATTGTATTAGTTGAGCAGTAAGTTCCGTATCCTGAACACAATAGATACACATTTCCTGGGTAAGACCTGTATCGAATGCTTCGAACTCAATTTTATCATTGTTAAGACGTTTACCAAATGCCTTTAAGGCATAACTTCCCCATAAGGACTTATCCAGTCCTAACTCAGCATCTATAGCGATTAACTCATCTTTACTAAAGACAATCTTTGATAATATAAGTGTGTCATATGGAATTGGTAATAGGTCGATACCATACACATTAGTTAGTACGATATCATCAAATCCAATACCATTATGAGCACAACGTATGTCAGCTGTATTGATTAGATTGATTCCCGCAGCTATTGAACCGTCTGAGTAAGGTGTCCAGTATTGAGTAAATATCTTAGTGGGTTGAAGTACGTCGTTGACGATAAGAGTAACTGCCATACAGTAAATTGTATCAATAGCAGATATGCCTTCAGAGGTGATAAAAGGAGTTTCTATATCGTATACGGCTATTGATTTATCCATGTGTGGCCTTTATGCTATTTTGAAGAGTTTAGTAATGACATTATAGATGTAAATACTTTGGCGTTATGCTCTAATTGATCATTTAAAGTAGCAACTTGCCTTGTAAGTGTTACTATTTGAGTATCTGCATCTTGCAACTCAGCAATAACAAGGTTTAATTTATCTTCCGAAATGTTAGTAACAGGGGCTACACTCTCGTACATCTCAATTACATCTTTAGCTTTGTAGTAAGCCTTTACAAGGATATCATACATATCCTCTGTAGCCATTGAAGCATCCACTGATTGCTCAAGTGTTTCTATTTCTGATTTAAGCTTCGCTATCATCATGGTCCTTCCAAGTAACTAATAGTGCTGTTGGTATTAGTATTGCGTAGAACTCCCAAGTAAGTACTGATAGCCCTGTGATGCCTCCGACTGCTCCGCCTAAGTAGAATGCCCAGGTATTGTTTTTCATAAATTTATACATGTGTTTCCTTCGATTTAATTATTAAGTCTAAGCAGTACTTAGACATGTAACTTTGGTGTACCTTGTTCCCATCATTGCTCTTAAACTATGCGGTTACTACGGCAGTACTATGTAATGTAGCTGCTTAGCTAGTTACGACATTCCTCAATAGTTTGCATTTCTACAAGCTGTAAATTTTGTTCAAATTTTTCAAATATACACTCTAAGTCATTAAAGGTTTCTAGCTCCTCGGAGTAAATAAACTCATTATAACCGTTTGCTGTAAACATACAACCAACCCCATAACACAATTTAGTTATGAAGTTGATTGATTTTTTAACATCTTTTATAAATTCTGGTATGTGTGTGTTCAGTTCAATATCTTCAACACGATTAACCCAAACTGAGTATTTTTCCAAATTAGTAAAACTAATAGTTTGGCCACTATAAAGTATAATTTCTTCGGAAGATTCATCCAACTCCGCTATAAACTCACCATCTAAGACTAAAACGACTCTGTCTTCATCATATGTATCCCATTTTCGTATGAAGTCTATGTTAGACATAGCTATTTTCTTCATATTATGCCTTGACTACCAGGTTTAGGTATTTACTAGGTGTGACATCTTTCATTGCTTGAGCTAGCCAATTATTTTGTTTCATATCATTTCCTTTTTAATTGCCAGCCTTTAGCTGTACCACGTTGTATCGGCCTATTATAGAATACTGAATCTTTTAATGTCCCATATGGTAATTTTAGTGTAACTAATTCATCCTTTAGGTCTTTAACTTCTTTAGTTATGCCTTGAGGATTAGTTAATAACCATATAGCAGCATTTGGGTTGTTTGAGCCTGTCGTTTGTTTAGAGGTATTTGCTTTTAATACAGCTGCTTTTTCTATCCCAAATCTCTCTTCATATGAAGATGCTGTATGATACTTAGAAGATTTCATTTTAGCTACTATACCAGCTGCTCTGTCTTCACCGTAATATTCTATATAAGACTTGCCTTTACACTCAGGAGCATCTCGTAGTTTGTTTGCTGCGCTTATTTTATTTCGAGTTTCTTGAGAGAACACAGTTCCAGGACAATTACCATCTGTACCATTTTCATTAATGAGGTTAGCCCATTCCTTGGATCTAACAATATCATGTAATGTTGAGAAGTTTAAAGCATGCAACTTAAGTAAATCACTTACTTCTAAGTACTCTCCAACTATAATAGTTGCTACATCATTTCCATGCTTTTGTAAGTGCCTTTTCCAATACTTTCCAGAGCCTTTATACTTATGAGGGTCCTTTACAGTTTTACCAAAGTATTTTAAGCCAGTTACTTTATGTATCTTTACATATAATGTTAGCATATTACCATCCTTTTGATAGTTTTATTATACCATATTATCAGTTAACAGTAACTACTCGCCCAATATTTTATTAATCTTATCTTTTCTCATTATAAGGTCTAAATACTTCCTCGGTGTCACTTTAATCATTTCTTCTGCTAACCATTGTATTTGAAAATAAGCACTATTAGATGCTCTTAGATCTACATAGTTTTTAAGGCTTCTTAGATTAAAGGTGACAACAAGGTCACATTTAAAATTATCAGTTATAATGTGTTTGAAGGCATCACCTACGTTACGTTTAGAAGTACATTTACATAATAAATCAAATACTTCTCTAGGTGTTTTATGTGGTGCTAATCTCGCATTGTAAACTTCTTTAGCTGATTTACTCATAGTAATATTTGCAAACGCTTCTTTACCCAATTCCATTAATTGATAATGAAGCTTATCGTATAATTGATGAATTTCTAATATTTGAACTTGTCCGGCTACTACAAATATATCCATATCTAATAACATTTCTGTAAAATCTCTTTTAGCATTAGTTAAGAAAGAGACAGAACAGGCATTAAATGCATGTAAGATATTCTGCATAGTATAACGAGTACTTCTCACACTTATGGCTTGAATACGGTGACGAGCATGTTCTTGTAGAACGCCACGAGAAGTACCTTTTATAAGATACGTAAGGTTTGCGTGCTCAAGAATGCTATGATGGAAGTGTGTCCATGCAAGTTGGTCTAGAAGATCTGAGTGTTCTATGTTATTTATATTAAAAGTGTTGAGAGACGTTGGAGCCAATTGTATACATTCATTCTCACTATTGTCAAATGAGTCATAGCAAGTTCTAGCGGCATACTCTGATGTACCTATACCAGTTTCTTGCAGAAGCACTACTGTTGGTTTTGAGTACTCGATACCGTGTACTGTTTCAGTCATTTAATGTCCTTTATTTAATAGTCTTAATAGAACACCAAAGGCGCTCTATAAGACTATAGTGTTGTAGTGCTACTAGTTTTAAAATTAATTATATACGATATGGCTTCAGTTAGCTCATTAGTATTTAATATTTTAAATTCAGTGTACCCATCCATTTTATCAGGCATACCTGTTGGTATACTAGTATATTTCTTATGTAATATAGTTTCAAGTTCTTTAGC